GTCCTTATACGTCCCGGGGTCGATGGCGTCCGCAAGCCTCTGCGGCGCGCTCTCCAACGACTCCTTCAGACGCCAGTACGCAGGGTCCGTCACCGCCAGCCCGCTCATCGCCAGGACCCGCTGCGCATACTCCTTCTGGTAGTCCTCCGAGATCCCGTGCCCCCTGAACGTCCCCTCCCCGAGCTGGTTCGCCATCGACGTCCCCGCAAGCCCCGAGACCCCGGCCAGGTTCATCCCCTCCAACACCCCGTTGATGCTCGCGATGGTGGAAGAGACCTCCTCGTTACGGATCCTCGCCCGCGCCTTGGCGTGCTCGGCCACCGTCTGTGTATGCCCCTCCTCCAGCGACTTCAGCGACCCCGCCAACGCCGCATGCTCAATGAGCATCTGCCGCAACGAGCCGCCCGCCCCTTCGGCAAGGTCCTCGTACGCGTTCTCAACCCCCTTCACCTCCTGCTCCCAGTGGCTCATCCGGAACTCGATCTCAGGGACCTTCTGGCCGAACACCCCGGCGACGATGTTCATCGCCTCGATCACTCCGTTCAGCCCGTCGATGATGCCGTTCACCGCATCGACGAAAAAGTTGAAGACCTTCCTGATCGACTCCTTCACCAGCTCCCAGTTGTCGATCACCAGCTTCGCCGCAAGCCCGATCGGCCCGAACGCCAGCAGGATCCAGCCGCCGGCGCCCTTCATGAACTTCACGACCTCGTCCCACTTCAATATGAGCAGCGCCACCCCGGCGACTATCGCCGCGATCAACAACGGGATGCCCGCCAGGGCGATGTTCGTGACGACGCCGAATGTGGTGACCGCGGCGATCAGCCCGGGGAGCACGAGCAATATCGCCCCCAGGCCCAGCGTGATCGCGCCCAGGGCGACCCCAACGGCGATCAACGTCTTGGCCAACGCAGGGTTGTCGTCCGCCCACTTCGAGAATTTCGAGACCAGGCCCGCCGTCTTCTCAGCCAGCTCGCTCAACATCGGGACGATCGACTCGGCGACCGTGAACTTGAGCCCGTCGAACGACTTGCCCAACGCGTTTGTCGCGTCGCCGAACCGCGCCGCCGCGTCCGCCCCATCCTGGTCGAACACGAGCCCGAGGTCACGCGCCTGCTGCCTCAGCGCCGCCATGCCCCCCGCCCCCTCCGCCAGCAACGGCAACAGCTCCGTCCCGGCACGGCCGAACACGTCTTGCGCCAGCGCCGACCGCCGCAACGGGTCCTCGACGCCCGCTATCGCCCCCGCCAGCGTATCGAACGCCGCCTCAGGCGAAAGCCCGATGAGCTGCTCCATGCTCACGCCCATCGCTTCCAACGCCCGCGTCGTCGTCGAAAGCCCCTGGCGCCCGTCCTCTATAAAGCTGGCCATCCGCTTGACGCCCTTCTCAAGCGTCTCGATGGATGCCCCCGATTGCTCCGCCGCGAAGCTCAACTCGCTCAACGCCTCGGTCGAGAAACCCGTCCGCTGCGCCATCTTCTGGACCGCATCGCCCGTCTCAGCGAACGACTTCACCGACAACGCGGCGAAGCCGACCACCGCCCCGCCCAACGCCACCATCGAGGCCCCTGCGACCTTCATCCCACGCTGCACGCTGTCAGAGAACATCCTGTTCCTCTGCTCAGCCTTGTCCAACGTCGCGGTCATCTGGTTCGCATCCGCTGTGATCTTCACGACCAGGTTCGCCAGCGTGGCCACTCTCTCACCTCTTCAGCGCCCGGCGCACCGTGGCGTCGGTAGATTCCCTCATCTTCGTCCTCATGTCCTCGGCCATGAAGTAGCCCTGCCACTCGCTCAGCTCACGCGAGCTGTGCTCCGACAGCACCCGTCGCGGGCTCATATGCAGCTCTCTCGCTAGGTCGAAGATGAACTTCCGCCAGCCTCCCCGGTAAAATTTCCGGCCAGCTCGTCCACGTCCTCGTCCGTGAGGCCAGACAGCCTGGCAGCGACGTCGTAAACACGCGCCAGCGCGGCCGCCGACTTGTTCCCGAGCGCCTTGACGTCCGCCTGCGTGAACAACAGCTTCCCGTCCTCTGACACCACGGAGAGCGCGATCAGCCTGGCCCGGATGTTCGCCAGGTTCGCACGCACGTCCGTGCCCTTTTTCCCACGCCGCTCAAGCGTCTCGTCCTCGAAACGGTCGCGCTCCGCTCCGCTCAACCCACGCACCAGCACGGCCCCGCCCCACTCCCGCACCTCAACCCGCTCCGTCTCGATGTCGTCAGCGCCAAGGACCTGGTCACGCGTCAACAGCCCCACAGCCGCCTCCGCCGCGACAGGCCCGGCCCCAGCCGCTCCGCGCGCAGCCGCCGGCGCACGGCCGTCAACACGCTCCGCTGTCTCCACCATCGCTCACCTCCATGGCGCCAGCAGACGCCGCTAAAAACATTTCGTCGAAATATCGCGGCCCGGCCGAGATTGAAAACGACCCCTTTTCGCGGGTCCCGCCCGCCAGGCCCGCCGCTCCCCTCTCCCAGCGGGAGAGGGCCAGGGTGAGGGAGAAGCGACATCCGCCACCACCGCCTCGCCCGCCATCCTGAGCCCGTCGAAGGACCCGTCGTCACTCCTCTCCCCTCTCCCCCTGAGGGAGAGGGCCAGGGTGAGGGGCCGCCACTAACTCTCAGCACGCGCCAGGTCGCTCGCAGGACGCAACGTCACCGGCGTCGTGACCAGCTCCCCGACCGACCCCGCAAGCGGGTCGTAGTTCACCAGCAGCCCCGTCGCCGTGTACTCCGGGTTGTTGACAGAGATCGCCCCCGACGCCGGACGGCCGACGAACGCCACCTCGGTCCCGATGAGCGGGAACAGGATCCCGTCAAGCTCCCCATCCGCGTAGTCCTGCGCGAGCTGCAACGTGGCCGTCCAGTCCTTAAGCCCGCCCTTCAACAGGTGCGTGCTGTCCCCCATGTTCGTGTCCTCGACCTCGTCTGCCGAGTACTCGATCCTGATCTCCTTCACATGGTCGCTGACGTCGTTCCCACCAAGTGAGACGAACGCATCCACCAATACCAAAGTCGCCATCTCTAATCTCCTCTACCGGCCGTCATGAGCTTCATCCTGAGCCTGTCGAAGGACCCGCCGAAGGGCCCGCCTTGCCACCCTGAGCCTGTCGAAGGGCCCCCTCTACAAAATCCCCACCACAACCACGAACGTGAAGTCAGGCCCCCCCGTGCCGCCGATCGTCCACGAGATGTCCCACCAGTCGTCCGTGATCGCGCCAGCGACCGGTGTCGCCCACTGCGATGTCCGCCCCGTCGCCTGCGAGAACGTGACCCGCGTCGTCGGCGAGCTCATCCCCGAGTTGTCGTCAGACCGCACCAGCACGTCCAGCGTCGGACTGCTCCCGTTCGACCCGAACACGTGCAACGCCGCGTAGAGGCTCTTACCCGCCGCCACCGCCCCGAGCTGCCTGGCAGTCCCAGACCCGGTGGCGCTCTCAAGCCCGTTCTGCATGACGGTCCCACGCACCAGGTCAGACTGCGCCGCCGCCTTCGTCGAGAACGGCAGGAGCTCTCCAACCGCCGCGCCGAACGAGTACATGCTCTCCAGCGGCTTCATGAGGTAGCCGACCTCGCCCTCATCGCCCCCGTCAGGCGATACCGCCAGCGCCGTGCCGGCGACGCCCACTTTCGAGTGCAGCACGCCGTCCGCCTGGTCCGTCCCAGCGTTCCACCACCCGTCGCCGCTGATCCCAGACCTCTTCAAACCCGCCTTGACCAGGTGGGTCAACGAGCCGAACTTGTCGAACGGAAGCTCGTCCACCCCGTGCGCTATCCGGATCTCGTTGTGGTCCCCGCTCAGGTCGTACCCGTCCCACCAGATCTTGGCATTGGTCAGGATTAGCGTGGCCATCTAACAGTCCTCCCTGTGCCCGCACCGCCGGCATATGAACGCGTTCACGTGCCCCATCCGCGCCGCGGAGACCCCGTCCTCCTCGTTGTGAGGACACATCTCCCGCTCCACCGCCTCACGCGCCTCGGCCGTCGCCAACGCCGTCGCGACGCTGTTCCGCCCGCGCCGCACAACGCCGGCGAGCCGCTCCCGCAACCCGGGACGCCCGCCTTCGCCCATCGCCTCTACTCCCGGTGCCATATGAGAAAGTCCATCTGCGTCCGGTACGCCTTCACCTGGTCCTCGTAAAAATCGTTCGGACCGCTCAACACGAACACGTCGTCGATCACAACCCCAGCCGATGTCCCACGGTGCCGCTGCAACGCCAGCCTCACCTGCTCCGCCAACGCCCTGGCCTCCGTATAGGTGGCGGCGTACGCATCCACCTGCAACGTCGCGCTCACGTGGCCAAGGTCGCTCCCCATCGCAGACTCACGCTGCCCGTCCACGTGCTGGCACCGCAGACACGGGTACACCGGCTTCTGCGGCAACAACGACGGGTACACCCGGGTCCCCACCAGGGCCGTCAATCCCGCGAAGGCGATCAGCCTCGTATGTACCGCCTGGTCAAGACGTGCCACCTCAACCTGTCCCCGGCGACGAGCCCGACTTCGCCCTGATCTTCTCTATCCGCTTGCCCATCGTGTCGAAAAACGCCTGCAATATCGCGGCCGTCGAGCCGCTCAGCGCCGGGCGCAGGAACGGACTCGCCGCCATGTGCGCCGTCCCGAGCTCGACGAACCCCAGGTAGAACGCCTTCTTCGCCCACCCGATCGTGGCGACGAACGTCCCGCGGTCCCGCCTGTCACGGTCTACGTTCATCGTGATGCTCTTTTTGCCGAGTCCAGTCCTGACCGGGACGTTCCGCCGCGCCTCTTTGACGACGACGTTCCCCGCGCCGCGCAGCGCCGACCGTATGACGCTCGCCTGCGCGCTCCTCCTCAACTCCGAGAAGTTGTCCCGCAGCTCCCCCGTGTTCTCGACCGTCACGCTGATCCCGTCGCTCATCCCAACGCCCTCACGACTCCGGTCAGGTCCAACGCCTCCCGCCGCCCTATCTCCACGATGCCGGCGATGTCGTACAACTTGCCGTCATATGAGACCCGCATCTTCTCCGTGATGTCCGCCCGCCGCCGGACACGGAACACCGTCTCCCTGACCGCATGCTCCTGGTCCCCCTGCACCGACTCGACCGTCCTCGCAGGACGCACGCTCGCCCACACCGTCGCCAGGTCGCTCCACGTGGAGATCGCCTCGCCCGAGCTGTTCTGCGTCTCCGTGGCCTGCTGAATGACGATCCGCCTGTCCAGACGCCCGATGTTCACCGCCATCGCTAAGCCACCTCGTAGACCCGGTACGGCCACAACAGCGACTTCGCCGTCTGCGGCATGGCCGACGCGCTGGTCCCGACGATCACGCTCTGCCTGTTCTCGTACATGTCGGCGACGAACATCAGCAGCCCGAACTTCAAGCTCTCAGGGACGTCGTCGCCGTCCCCGTAACCCGCCGTGAAACGCACTGTCACAGGCGTCACCGTGGCGTACAGGACGGGGACCGTGACCCCGTCCGCATAGCCGATCCGCCCCTGCACCGCCTCGGGCCCTGACGGCGCATCGACGACGTAGTTCGAGGCCGACCAGGTCTGCTCCACCCCGTCCGCGTCCACGTATTTGACGGACCCGACTGACACCAGCGGGGCCTTCGGGACGAGCAGCTCCCCACGCCACCAGCCGCCTAGCTTCAGGTCCCACGTCTGCGTCACCAGCGCCCGGCCGGTGAACGACTCCGCCTGCAGACGCGCCGCCACGATCAGCCTGCCCAGCAACGCCTCGTCCGTGTCCTTGTCGTCGATCCGCAGGTACTCCCGCGCCTCGGCGACTGTGACTGGCTCCTCCGTGGGAGCGGTGACCAGCTCAAGCGGCATAGCCCTACCTCACCAGCAGCTCTATCGTCCCGCCCTTGGCGTTCCCCGCCGCCGCCACGACCGGCTGCACGGCCCCCTCCACCAGGAAACGCCGGAAATACGTTGAGATCACGGGCACCGCGGCATTCGGGACTGTCCCGCTCAAGTCCGCCCCGATGCCCGCCAGGATGTCGGCGCCGTTCGCGTCCAGGATAGTGACGTCGTACAGGTCTGTCGGAGCCGTCCCGCCGCCGTCAGGCGTGAACGCGGCCTGGACCAGCTCCCCCGTCTTGATATCGAACGTCGACGTGTCAACGTCCCCGGACGCATCGCTCACCCAGGCGATCTCGTACTTCGTCAGCTCGCCGACCTTGCTCGTCGTAACCGTTATCGACCCGGCCATAGCCCACCTCTTGTCTTACCCCCTCTCCCACCGGGAGAGGGATGGGGTGAGGGAGGATCCTCCCAGGCCCACCCGCAAGGCCAAATGCGGCCCCGGCCGCTCACGCCAGCCGGGGCCGCCAGCTCATCAGTCAGCCGCCTCGCCGCTCTCCGGCTCGCTCTTCGCAGCCGTCTTGGCTTTGGGCGTCTTGCCGGCGGCTCGCTTACGGGCGGCCGGCTCAGCGGCCTGCTCCTTGTAGAGCGGCTTCGGCCACTCCTTCAACCTGGTCGCCATGGCCTCTATGCCTCCACGCCGATCTGGACCCCGGCCAGCTTCGTGATGGTCAGCGTCTTGCCGCCGACCGCCGCCACGCCCGCCAGGAAGTGGACGGACAACGTCAGCTCCTCGTCGTCAGGCAGGTTCGTCAACGCCGGGACAGCTACGCTGGCGCCGTCGATAAACGCCTCCAGCGCGGCGCCGTCCCAGTAGAGCTCAAGGTCCACCTCCACGTCGTCCTCGAAGGTGGCCAGCGAGTCCGCCTGCGTCTCGGTCGAGTCCTTCTCGACGGTGAAGCTGACGCCGGTCCCGCCGTCCAGCTTCTCGAAATACACTCCGTCCGTCAGACCGCCAAGCAGCGTCGTGTCCGTGATGCACAGCCCCACCAGGAAGTCGCTCTGCGTGGCGTCCGTGCACTTCAGCTTGCACCGGAAATAGACGATGTTCCCGGCCACCAGCTTGAACGGCTCGCCGGTGAGCTGGATGTTCGCCCCGTCGTTGTCGTTCTCGTCCGACGAGATGACAATCCCGCCTCCAGAGCCGTTGAGCGGCGCCACTGTCGTCTCGTCCGCGCCAGCCTCCACCAGCGTTACGGTGAACCCGGCCGGCGTGTCCGCCCCCGCCATCGGGATGTGCGGACCCATGATGTATTTGCGGACGTTCTCGCCCACCGCGTCGACGATCCGCTTCCGGTGCCCGTCGTAAAAGACGAGGGCCCCGTTCCTGTACTCAGAATGAACTACCACAACCGCACCCCTCTCAGGTGTGCGCCCCGGTCCCCCGGGGCGATTGTGTCTGTCAGGCGGGGCGAGCCCTCGCCCGCCCCGCCCAACGTCCTATCGATAGCTTCCCGACTACGCCAGCACGGTCGCCTTCGAGGCCCCCGCATACCTGGTCGGCTTCCCGCCCAGGATGATCGAGACCCCCGCCAGGCACGGGCTGTTCACCGGCTCCGCCGTCTGCAGCAGCCGCACGAACGGGTACCCGTCAGGGAGGTCCTTCGCATCCACCTCGACAAGGACGATCTTCGAGCTGCCTGCCGTGACGGTGAAACCGTCCGCCGCCACCGCCCGCGCGATCGCCCCCTCGGTGTCGCCCGTCAGGATCTCCCGGTACCAGAACGGTACCTTCACCACGTTCGACGCCGAGACGTCGTCACAGGCGTCAACCTTAAACGTCTGCGTGCCCGTCGCGCCGACTCCGTAGTGGAGCAGGAACAGCGCTCGCCCGTAGTCCCGCATCGAGACGATGTCGGTGATCCCCGGGCTCGCGCCGTCGAAAGCATCCGCCACCGGGTCCAGCCCCTTCGCGAACTTGAGGGCTTCCATCAACTCCGTCATGTCATTTCTCCTACCCCGCATCACACTCTTCGCGTGATGACGGCGGTGACTAAGCCCTGGTCGCCAGTGTGATGAACGCGCTGGTCGTCGCGGTGCCCTTGTAAGGCGTCAACGCCTCCTTGCGCTTCGGCTGCCCGTCCGCACGGAGGATGAACCGGAACGTCATCTCGTCCGTCAGGAACAGCACGTGGATCGATGAGGCGGCGTCGATGCCACCCTTCTCAATCCCCTTGTACTGTGAGAGGTCGGCGAAGATGATGTCCCCGACCGTGCCGACGCTCTCGCACTGCTCGATCGGCTCCACCGGCCGCCCGAGCAACGTCCCGAACGGAGCCGATGAGAGCCCGCCAGCAGGCACGTACAACGGCACGCCGCCCGTGCCGATGACGTGCGACAGCTCGAAGATCTGCTGCCAGCAGTCCTGGTTGATGTACCAGGTGGCGCGGGCGATCGACTGCGGCGACATCCGCGCGTACATCTTCTTGACGTTCTCGCCGAGGATGCTGGCCGCAGCCTGGCCCGTCTCCTTGCCGACGCTGACCGTGCCGCTGTGGCCGAGGATGCCGAGGAACTGGCCAGCGCCAGGGCCGCGGATCACGCCGTCGTCAAGCTTGAAGCCGAACTCCTCCGCGAATGCGGTCGATGCGACCTGGCCAAGCGCGGTCGAGTCCTTGAGTAGCTCATTCGTGGCGTAGTACAGCCCGAATAGCTTGTGGAGGTTGAGCTCCATCTGCCTGAACTTCGGCTTGCTCCCTGTGCCCGGCGCTCCCTCAGCCTCCCAGTAAGACACGACGCCGCCCCAGCGTGAGCCGTTGGCACGGGAAGTCTCGTCGACGACGTTGATCTTCAGTCCGTCTGAGTCCGCTCCAACCGGCGTACGGTCCACTTTGGACCAGAGCTTCCCGGTCTCGTGCGTCATGCTCAAAAGGTCGTCTGCGAAGTCGGTCTGGACGAGGAACCCGCCGTCCGACAGCACGCCCTCGCTCGCCCCGGATACCGCCGCGTTGATCTCAGAGAGACTCAAGCCGGCCGCCGCCAGGTTGATCTGCGCGAGACGAGGGTCGATGACTCCCGCCCGCTTGTGCGCAGCGACCGCCTGGAGCTGCTCGCCAAAGCCCTTGAACAACTGCGGCGTCCGCTTCGGGAAACCGCCCCCGCCAACATCCTCACGCTCGCCGCCACCATCAGCCTCGTACTTGCGCCGCGTCTCCTGGCGCATCGCCTCACGGTGACGGTCCTCAAGCCCGATCTCAGCCCTGACGCTCTCAAGCTCCCCGAAGGCCTTGTCGTACTCCTCCATGAGAGCGTTGACTTCAGCCGTCAGGTCGTCGTTGTCAGGCTCCTGCTTGAGCTTGCCCTTCTTAGAGCGGGCCTTCTCGAACAGGCCGTCAGCCTTCGCGCGCAGCTCTCTCTCAGACTGCACCATCGACTGGTACGCCAGCCCAACCGCGCCGCCGGACGGCGCCACCCCCGCCGCCACCAGCGACCGCACCCGGCCGCCAGCCGCCAGCGAACGCCCCCTGCCGGGACCGCCGTGACGCCATGGCAAATTGCAGTAGCCGTCAAACATGACCGCCACCGACACCATCAACACAGCGAGCAGACGCCTCACGCCGCTCAGCCGCCACACCGACCTCACCTGTTCCATCTCACCCTGCCCTCGCCTCTGGTCTGGCGCAGACAGGGCTAAACAAAAAAGCGCGCCATCTGCGCCGTGTCTCTTCGAACACGGTCACAGATCGCACGCTACGGTTATCGCCGGCTCTCTGTGGTCACGGGCTGCGTGAGGTCCTTCATGGCCCTCCGGCCGCGCCCGCCTCTCATATGCCAAACAGCCTACACACCGCCCCACTTTCGAGTCAACAGGCTCACTAACATGAGCCACTTTATTTCGACGAAATGTTTCTCTTTGTCAATTTTCGTGTTACGTTGTGCCCGCTCCCGGCCTGTGATTAAGGAGATCGCTATGCGCAGGCTCGCATTCACACTGGCGCTCGTCATCGCCTCGGCGGCCTTCATGGCCTGCGAGGTCACGGATGCCACGCCGGAATCGTCGTGGAAGATGCCCGCTCCAACGGCGACCACAGTCCTACCCGAGGAAGATGCCCTTGAGCTCATCTCCCTCAACTGGGGCGGGACCAGATACGGCTCCTCAACGGTCACCGGCATTATCCGGAACAACACTGACCGCCAGATCAGCTACGCATCGGTGACAATAGCCCTCTTCAATAGCCGGGGCGCCCAGGTCGGGTCAACGATCGACAATGTCGCTGACCTCGCTCCCCACACGGACTGGCGCTTCGAGGCGTTTGTCCTCGAAGAGTCCGCCACGACGGCCCGCGTGACCAGCATCAACGGGTATTGAGAAGGCCGGTCAACCCCCGCGCCCGCTCACGCTCACGGATCTCCAGCCCCGCCACAGCGGCGGCCGCACGGCTCCGCGCGCCGCCGCCCCCTCGACGCGCCAGCGACGCCGCACGCGCCACCCCGTCATCTACCGTACCGACCCGGTCCGCAAGCCCGAGCCGCACCGCTTCCTTCGCTCTGAACAACAGCCCCTGCCCGAACTCGCTGTCAACTTTGGCCCTGCTCACCCCGCGGTTACGCGCCACCCCGCTCACGAACATGCCGTTGAAGTCGTCTACCTCCGCCTGCAACACCTGCCGGTCCTCCTCCGAAAGCGGCGCATACGGGTTCGCCACCACCTTGTTCTCCCCGGCGTAGATGAGCGTGGTCTTAACCCCCTCCATCTCCTCGAAGCCCGAGACGTCGACGTGCGCCATGACGCACCCGATCGAGCCGGTCTCGCTCGATGGCGTCACGATGATCTCCGCGGCGGCCGAGGCGATCCAGTACGCGGCAGATGCCCCGTAGCCGTCGATGAGCGCGACGACCGGCTTCACGTCCCGCGCCGAGTAGACCAGGTCGGCGAACTCCCCAAGGCCGTGCGCCGCGCCGCCAGGGCTGTCGATATGGAGCAGCACGGAGCCGACCTCCGGGTCCGCCATCGCCCTCTTGAACATGGCGGACAGCCTCTCCGTCGTCACCCCGCCAGACGTCTCGGTCATGATGTTCGCCCGCTGGTGGATCACTCCCATCACGGGTATCACGGCGACCGCCGTCCCCGCCCGGATGTCTGACGTCCTGCGCTCGCTCAACGCCGCCGCTATCCGCTCCGCCCGGACCTCCTCACCGTGCCCGCCCGCCTTCACCTCCAGCAACGCCGCTATCTGCTCCAGCTTCTGAGGCATGATGGCCCAAGGATCCCTGGTGAACGCCCGCAACACATGCTCATATCTCATATCTGACCTCCCCGTCCCGGTCACGACTCTCTTCAACGTGGCGCCCTCGGCCGTCAGGCCGCCGCCAGCTCCCCCAACGCCATCGCCGCCAGCCTCGACGGCCGCTCCACAGGCCACCCCTCAAGCGCAGACACGCCGAAGTTCATGACCTCCGCCTTCTGACCCTCGCACCACGCCGACGCTTCCCCGCCGCCCATCTGCAGCTCGTCCATCAACAGCCCAACGTGCTCACGGTAGAACTCGTCCAGCCAGCCGTGGAACGCGCCCGTGTCGCTGGCGCACCGCTTCGCCGCCTCCGTGACCGCCCGCATCTCCCGCCTCACCAGCCGCTCCGCCGACTTCACCGCGATCCGCTCCGCCCTGGCGCCCTCTGAGCGTCCCCTCTCCCCCTGAGGGAGAGGGTTAGGGTGACGGGCCGCCGCCGCCGCCTCGCCACCGCTGTTTGGCGTAGTCCCGATGTTCGCCGCCCGCGTCGGCTCGTCAAGCCCGGGCAACGGGTTACGGTTCTCCTGGATCCTCACCTCGTTGCGGGAGAAGATCCCCTCCCGCACATACATCGTGTTGACCTCCGCCCGCTCCTTCGACGTGCCACGCAACAGCGCATCGAGCAGGAACTCCGCGAAGTACACGCTCTTCGCCAGGATGAGCTGCATCCGGATCCGCTGCTCGATCCCGATCGTCCGCGGCATCACCGCGTCCACCACCGCCTCGATCCCCTGCGCCTCGATGTTCGAGAACGTGGCATGCTCCAGCAGACCCACCTTGTGTTGCGGGATCCCGAAGTACCTGACCACCTCCTCCAACTGCGCCTTCCTCGTCTCGTGCGCCTGCGCATTCTCAGGAGAGATCACCGTCCGGTTCGCCTTCATCCCCTCTTCCAGCACGACCGTTCCGTGCGAGTTGATCAACCCGCTTGTCGCCGCCTGGAAACTCTGGCTCAGCCGATTCGCCGCCTCAGCTCCAAGCGCCCCCGGGTGCTCAAGGATGACCCCGAAATTCGCCCCCTGGCTGAAAAACCGCGACGCATAGCTCCCCGCCGCAAGCGATAGCCCAATCGCGTCCTTCGCGACGTCCGGGATGCCAAGGGTCGAGATCCCGTTCTCGGAGATCCCGGGCAGCCAGAACATCTCGTCCGATAGCAACACCTCCGTGACGCCGCCCGCGCCACGCACCACGAACCGCACGTCGCCGTCCGCCGTCTCATCGATGCGCTGCACTTGCCGCGGGTGGACCGGCCTCAGCTCGCTCGCGAACCCACGCTCCCCCTCGACGATCCGGGCGTAGAAACTGCCGTACAGCTCCGCCACGATGACCGCCATGCGCCAGAACTCGTACGCCGTCTGCCGCCTGTTCGGCTGCCAGCGCAACACGTCGAACAACGGGTGGTCAGGGACTCGCTCCTTGCCGCCGTCGCTCCGCCGCTGGTACACGTGGCACGGCAACGCGCCGATCGTCTGGCCAAGCCAACGCAGACAGGCCCACACCGCCGAGCACTTCAACGCCTCCGCCGGCGTCACACGCACCCCGGCCGCCGCCAGCGCGCCGACCACCGAGTA